GGCGAGATAAGAGAATCGGCTGGCGAGCTAAACAGATTCCGTAATCTACTTAATACTATTGTACCGCCTCCGCCACCGCCACCGCCTCCGTTAGGCGAGACCGAAGCTGAAAAGCGACAAAAAGCTTTTGAGAAAGTCAGCAAGTTTATCAAGGATGCTCAGAAAGATTTAGCTAAAGCTCAAGATACTTACAACGACACAATTGCTAAAGCGCAAAAGAAATACGCTGAATCAGTTATTAAGACCGAGAAAGACTTTGCGAAAAAGCTTAGTGATATTGTTCAACAATCACAGGACAGATTGCGCTCAGCCTTTGCGTCAGCTACGCAGACAAATGTTGCTCAACTATTTGACACATTCAAGACCGAGCAGCAGAAACGCAAAGAAGAATTTGAGAAAGCTCAGAAAGACCTCGAGTCAGCCAGACAGAAACTGACTGAGGCTGGAGTAGAACTTAAGGAAACTCTGTCTGCAACCGATCAGCGCACAAAAGAAGAATTTAGAAGGGCTACTGAGAAATTTGAAGAAGCTCAAAAGAAACTGACTAAGGCTGAAGCAGAACTCAAAGAAACTCTGTCTGATCCCAAGCGCACAGAGAAACAAATTAGAACGGCAACCGAGAACCTTGAAGAAGCTAGAGAAAAACTGACTAAAGCTAATGTAGAACTCAAGGAAACTTTGTCTGCAACTGCCAAGAGCACAGACAAACAAATTACAACGGCAACTGAAAAATTCAATGAGGCTAAGACAGCTTTTGAAAAAATAAACGCTGTTGTGGCTAAGGGGCTTACCAAAGAAAATCCAGTAGAAGCACTATTGAATTCTCTGCGAGAGAAACTTAGGTCATCGCAGGGGCTTTTGAGCAAGGCCGGTCAACTAGCTTCTGCCGGTTTTTCGCAAACATTCATCGAACAAATTGTTGCGGCTGGAACTGAAACTGGAAATGAGCTTGGGCAGGCAATATTAGAATCCACACCTGAGACACAGCGAGAATTACAGAATTTATTTTCCGCCATTGAATCGACTGCTGAAACCGGCATGGATGCCCTTGCCAAGCAAATCTTTGAAAAGTCTAAATTTGCCACGCGCGAACTTGCAACGCTCTATGAAAATACACAAACTGAATTAGCCGAGGCATTGAAACAACTCAAGCAAGATTTTGACCAAGAAATTCTTGACGCAAACACAGCATTTATTGACGCAATCAAAACGACCCGCAAAGCCTTCAATGAGAACATCGAGGGCATGAAAAATGATCTAGGCGGCTTAGAGAAAGTTATCGATGACTTCAATAAAAAGTTGGGGAAGGTTGAAGCCGGTGCTAAAACAAACATTCCATCCGCAGCAACAACTGGTGGCGGCGGTGATGGAGCTGTCGGAGGGTTAGTTGGAATCAACATCCCAATCTCAGAACTAAGTGGAGCAACCAACATCCTTATTGACTCATTTGATGATGTCACTAGGGTTGTCCAATACCTACTAGAACGCACCGAAGCAGCGCGAAGATTCGCCAATCAGTCAGCCTTAGCAGGTAAAACAACAGAGGCGATGAGCGCATTGGAGACAAGTAGAATAACTCAGGCTCAGGCAAACTTCTTACGCGAGCAAAGCTCACGCGCAATCGGCACAGTCATCAACATAAATGTCAAGACCGACTCCACGCAATCCTTGGCGATGGTTGGCAAGACATTAGGCAACACAATCACTAAGTATGTCCAGACAGGCGGTCAAGTGGTGGTGAGTCCAGTTGGCTAAGCCAAGTCAAAAGGTTGAGATTGGCTTTGATCTATCTGCCACCGGCACAGGCCCATTTTTTAGACTTGATGATGAGGTGCAGGGAGTTCTTGATAACGATGAGTTCTTCCTTGCCGGCGAACTCTTCTACGATGTGACGAACCTAGTGCAATCGGTAGCAATCCAGAGGGGTAAGAACAGGCAGCTAGACCAATACGACCAGGGCCTGGCCAATGTGGTATTCAACAACAATCTTAGAACCTTTGATCCTGAGTATGAGGCTTCTCCGTATTACGGACAGGTCATACCCAAGCGACAAATCAGGATAAGCTCTGGAGACATTGTTCAGTTCTTTGGACTTATTGATGACTGGAATTTAAACTATCAACCCAACGGAGACTCAACTGCTGCGGCGGCTTGCTCCGACGCGCTTTCCTCGTTCACTACCCAGACCATAGCAGTAAGGACAAATGCAGTGCAGCAATCAGGGGATAGGGTTGCAACTATTCTTTCCCTGCCTGAAATAAACTGGCCGACTGACCAGCGCAACATTGACACAGGTCAGATGGAACTCGGTGCTGACACTATCGCTGATAACACCAATGCCCTGACCTATTTCAGACTCATTGAGCAATCCGAACCAGGGTCATTCTTTATTGCTAAAAACGGATTTGTCACCTTCAAAGACCGTATCGCTGCGCCAAGCTCAAGCGGTATTACTCTGGCCGATGACGGGACAGGCATTGAGTATCAGTCTCTGAAAGTGCAATACGGATCGGAACTATTAGCCAATGAGATTGTGGTCGAATCTGCCATCACCTCAACTCAGGTTCTTGCTCAAGACCTTGACAGCATCGAGACCTATGGAATCTTCAACCTCACCAGGCAGGGACTATTGATAAACGATGACGGAGACCTTGCCGACCTAGCTGAGTTCTATGCCAACAAGTATGCCCAACCTGAATACCGATTTGAGTCGGTTGACATCCTGCTAGATGAGTTGACGGCAGGGCAACAAAATGACCTATTAGACCTTGAACTTGGCGATGTGGTAGAAATCAAGTTCACACCTAACGGAATAGCACCAGCCATCTCCAAATACGCAGAAGTCATCCGGATAGACAACTCGGTGACACTAGAAAATCATGTCATGTCGCTCGGATTCGCCACGCTAGACTTTGCCCTGCTAGTCCTTGACGATGCCGTATTTGGTAAGATGGACTCAACTAACGCTCTAGCCTTCTAGGAGAATAATGGCAGGCAGAAAAGTATTCACCGCCGGAGAAGTCCTCACAGCCGCCGATGTCAACGACTACCTCATGGATCAAAGTGTCATGGTCTTTGCCGGGTCAGCCGCTAGAGGCTCACAGATCGGCACAGCGACTGAGGGCATGCTGACCTACCTAGCAGATAACAACAGGCTCGAAGTCTTTACAACCTACTATGAGCAGGTCTGGCCCGTTACTTCATTTGCAGGAACAATCAACGCTAACCAAGTGCAAACGCTTGGCACTGCAATCACGACCTCAATGACCGCCACCGCATCTCTGGCAAACGGAGTCATCAATGTCACCAGCGGCACAGTAACCATCACAGTTCCAGATGTTCTAAACACTTATGAGCGGATTGACATAATAAGAGAAAACGCTGGAACGGTAACCATAGCGGCTGGAACGGGAGTGTCTGGTTGGGGAGGTGCCGGGACATCCGGGACAGCGACAACCTTCAAGATTGACCAACAATTCAATGCCGCAACGGTGATCAAAACTGCCGCTAACACCTATCGAGTAGTTGGAAAGATAAGCACATAATGCCTATTCCATTAGGGATTCTTGCTGTTGCTGGAGCAGGTATTGCTCCGTCTGCTGCTAATAGAGGGGTTTTTGGTTCTGGTAACGCTCCGAGTGTTACTAACACAATTACCTACATTGACATATCAACCACAGGCAACGCACAAGATTTTGGCGATTTGACCCAAGCTAGACAATCTGCTGCTGCTTGCTCATCTTCAACAAGAGGATGTTGGGGTGGTGGCTACAGTGGTGCTTATGTCAACACAATAGATTTTGTGACTATTGCAACAACTGGCAATGCAACAGATTTTGGTGACATGACTTCTGCTAGAAACGCTGCTGGTGGTTGTGGAAACAGCACAAGAGGCATTTTTGCTGGTGGAAATAATCCGGGAAACACTTCAACGATTGACTTCATAAGTATTGCAACTACTGGCAATGCACTTACTTTTGGGAATCTAACAACTGGTGCTCACTTCAACCCTGCTTGTGCCTCAACAACAAGAGGCGTGATTGGAGTTGCAAACGCTAATAAAAGAATAGAATTTGTCACCATTGCTACAACCGGGAACGCTCTAGAGTTTGGCTTTTTACCAGATGATCCTTACGGAATGAGTGGGGCGTCAAACGCAACTAGAGGGGTTTTTGCAGGAGCAGTTGATAATAGGTCAAAAATTCAATTTTTTACCATTGCCACTACTGGCAACTCTACGGAGTTTGGCAATCTTTCCGTTGCAAGGTACGGTTCTGCTGGAGCTGCTAGTTCAACTAGGGCAGTCTTTTGTGGTGGAATTGATACTAATGACTCTCGCGGGAATGTAATTGACTTTATAACGATTGCAACGACAGGTAATGCTGTAGATTTTGGCGATAATACTATTGTTGTTTCTGAAGTTAATGGACTGTCTGATTCTCATGGAGGGCTTTGATGAGTGAAATTGTTTTGACAACTAATCATCCCCAACGATATGTAGAAATGCTTTCAACTATTACAAAGCATCTACCTGCAATAAAAGAGTCTAGCGAATCATTTTACAAAACAGACAGCCAACTAAAGGTTGTCACTCTTGATGTAAATGATTTAACTGACATTGGTGCAGCTAAGCACATTCTTGCTCGAATCGAAAGAAAAAAACAAGCACTAAAAGAATCCGATATTGATGTTCGGCGTAAGCAAATAAAAGTTGCAAAATTGAGAGAACAGTATGAAGTTACCCATGGATTAGAGGCAGAAGAAATTGGCGTTGACATCCTTGAATTAGAGTCTCAGCTAGAAGATACTGCTAATTATCAAAGAGGGGCATTGCGTGAAATGACATTTTTAGTAAGTCAATACAATGCAATTTGTCAAAAGCTTGGTGTTGAAGTTATTACTGAGGAAATGTATGAAGCAGACCAACCAAAAGCACAAACAATAAGAGCATTTTCACAGGCGTTAGCTGCATCAAGAGCGAGAAACGGCGTAGTCGATGAGGGAAATTTTATTTTTTTTCAAGATCTAGGCATAAACGGTGCAGCGGCTCAGCGTGAAATTATTGCCTATCTGGAATCAGAACAAGCTCTTATCAACAATGGAGTAGTGCCTACCTTTGAGATCCAATATGACTGGTTAAATGCTGTAGCAGACAAGTTCTGTGCAGAAGTGGCTAGGTATGCAAAATTTAGAGGTCTTGAGCCATTTGTAGAAAATGCACTTGCTCAGCCTAAGCAGGTGAATAAATGAAAGTAATTATTTACACCCTAAACGCAGATGGAACAATCCCGAATCAAATATTAAATGGCGGCTACTTCCCGAAAGCAAACCAAAATGAATCACCACAAGATTTTGATTTAGTCGGAATTGTAAGTTATGAAACAAGTGGCGATGGTCTAACTCTTGATGCTCTTACTGAATATGTTGAATCATTCATGCCTGTTTTTACTAATCCCATGACCGAAGAAACGAAAACTGCTGCTGAGGTTGTAAATGCTTGGTGGCAGCTTAATGTTGAGGCATAAATGCCAGACGAAACTGCCACAGTTCGCATAACGCAACGAGACATATACAACAAGCTCATCGAGCTTGAGGCAATACAGATCGAAATAGTTGCCGATATCAAAAACCTCAAAGACTTACCCAGCAGAGTAAATAACCTAGAAAGAGCTCTGGCAAGACTCGAATGGGTTGAGAAGCTCGCATTTACAGGTTTGGGTGCAGGACTATCCGGCTTCATCGCAGCACTTTGGGTGGTAATAGGATGAGACATCCGTTTAGCAAGGAACTAATCACCTCACGCTTTGGGTCGAAGGATCGCAGAATCACTTCACACCGAGGGTTGGATTACGCACCAGCTGAAGGCGTGCGAGTCCCTGCGGTGGCAGATGGCACAGTTCAGTTAGTCAAGTGGTCCGCAATTCTAGGCTGGGTGCTAGTGCAATCGGTATGGGATGAGATTGAAGAGCGTGCTGTTTTCATTGGCTACTGCCACCTCAAGGAAAAGCCGAAGTTGAAGGCAGGGACAAAAATAAAAGAAAGCCAGACAGTCGGATTGGTCGGCAACACAGGCGCAGCCTCAAGGGGTGCTCACCTACACCTAACCGTCGGTGACAAGATAAACTCAGTCTTTATCGGGACGGTTTTTGATCCCGAAAGATTCATTGACGAAAGAGAGGAAGATGATGAAGTTCTTTAGTCCTAAGTTTTGGAACTATGCCCTGGAGAGAGCGATCAAGACTATAGCGCAGTCTGCGGTTGCGTTTCTAGGTGTTGGCTCAATGGGCCTGTTTGCTATTGACTGGATGGGACTGGTATCCATGTCTCTAGCTGCTGGCCTGCTCAGCATCCTGACCTCGGTGGTCAATCACAAAGAGGGCTAACGCTCATGGGGCAGAGTGCCTGCCCAGATGCCAAACTTCTGCCCGGTCTCAACGGCATACCTGAAACACTCGGCCCTGATCGGGCAGGTGTTGCACAGGCGTTTTGCGATCAAGACGGCTAATTGGCGTTTCATCGGGTCTCGGACATCCTCTGGGAAGAATAGCTCAGGAAAGTCCTCACAGGGCGTGCCACCAGCCTCGTGGATAGCTCTCAGCAGGCGGTAGTGCTTCTCGTCAAAATGGCCCATACAGCAACCCTATTGCCAAAATGTCGGTGGGTGCGGTAAGACTATGGATATGAAAACATACGCACCAGAAACACTAGGCAACGCAACACTACTCGGCATCTTTGAAGCTGGGACAAAAGAATGGCATGAGGTCAGAAAAATGAGTTTAGGTGGATCAGACATCTCTACCATCTGCGGCCTGAACCCATTTGAATCTGCATATCACCTCTACTGCGTCAAGAACGAGTTGATACCAAACACAGTTGAGGAGAACTGGCCTATTCGATTTGGCAAAGCCTTTGAGGAGCCAATCCTGAAGCTGTGGCAGGAGGAACATCCTGAATATGAAATCTTTCGCACCGGCACATACCAAGACAACCTGCTGCCATTTAGACACGCTAACCCTGATGCTTTAGCACAACACAAGGAGACAGGGGAATGGATAGTGATCGAGGTCAAGACAGGCCGACAGACTTGGGAGGACTTACCTGCTGGTTACTATCTGCAAGTTCAGCATTACCTAGACATTCTGGGACTGCAGAGAGCTGCGCTGGTCGCAGTCGCAGGAATGACTTGGCATGACTATTGGATTGAGCGCGATGATTTTGAAGTTGAGGCTATGCGTCAGAGATCCATCGAGTTCATGGAGTGCCTGCTAAATGACCGCAGACCTGAATGGGATGGGTCGGAGTCAACCTATCAAGCGGTCAGATATCAGCATCCAGAGATTGACGATACCGAGGTAGAGATTGACTCGCTGTTCTACTTAGCAAACGCACAGGATAAGTTTGATGAGGCAGAGGCCGAACTGCGGAAAATGAAATCACAGGTTCTCGATGCGATGGGTCGCGCCAAGAGCGCATACATGGAGATTGACGGCAAGCGCGTGAAAATAGCAAGCCGGCAAGCAAAGAAAGACGGACTGCCCTACCTGGTAGTTCACAAGAGAAAAGGAAAATAACAATGGCAAAGTTTGATTTGTCGCAATACGCAACAGTTGAAGAACGACTCAAGCTGTTCTGGGGTGACCCTGCCAATGCCGATGCAAGGTTGGTCACCATCAACCACACCACAGATCCGAAGCTGTGGATTACTGAAACCCGGTTGTATCTCACCGCTGGGGATCAGGCCAATGACTTGCCAAAAACTACAGGCTGGGCAAGTGAGGCGGCTACCGATGGCTTTTCGCTCGAAAAGTGCGAAACTTCATCTTTGGGCAGGTGCTTATCAAACTACATCTACTCAGGGTCAAAAAGACCATCAAGGGAAGAAATGACCAAAGTCACTATGCAGGAATGGCTAGAGGTGGCTAAGGGCGTGACATCGCTGACCGAACTGCGTAAGCTATACACGCAGGCCAGAGCTAATAACGCACCGAAGGAAGTCCTAGACCAACTCAGGGCACTCGCTGACACAATGGACATCAAGTGATATTTGAAATACAAAAGCAGTTAGCCGAGTTGATACAGGAAAATCAGCGCGGCTCAACTGCACTATTTGAGGCTGAGAAGGAACTAGCCGAGGCCGAGTATGACCTTGACCTAGCCGAGCAGAAAGCCTACCTTAATGCCAACGGCACAGTTCGAGACAGGGAGGCAATAGCAAGATTAGAATCTGCTGATCTGCGACTTGCCAGAGACTTGCGCCGGGCGGAACTCAATAGGATTAGACAGAAGATCAAGGCGATTGAGACCGCTTCAATGGTTTTGGCTACACAGGCCAAGCTGATGTCGCAGGAATCGAGGCTGTAAGGCGATTACAGGCCATTTGACCCTTCTTGGGTATCCTTACCCTGCCACCACCCTGAAAGGGCGTTAGATTTGATTACAGACCGCCAAAAACGACTACTCGGGGAACGAGATAGCCATTGCTGGCATTGCGGCGGAACTGAGCTAGTGCCACACCATCGGATGAACCGGGGATCAGGCGGCAGACCGAGCCTAGACAGG